GGCGACGCGGCAAAAAAGACCGTCGGGAACGGTGCCGGGCAACTGCCAGATATGAGTTTCTTTTCAATCGTGAGAAGCGGAAACGGATACTGCAAATTTCCGCACGGGCTGATCTTACAGTGGGGTTTTGGCAGCTTTGCGCAGCAGGCAACCACTACAGTTACGCTGCCTGTCGCGTTTCCAACGGGGGGATTTACGGTTGTTGCTAATAAAGGTACGTCAATTCCGCTTAAAGGCGAGTACTGCGTAGGGGCGCAGTTTAAGGATAAGTCATCGTTTCTTCTTTCAAATACCGGTCCGGATGCCACTACTCCGCAAGGCATTTGGTGGCTGGCAGTGGGGCACTAAATGAAAAAATATTCACCTTCAAATAACGCGTTTTACGATACCGCTATCAATAAAGTGATACCCGATGATGCGATTGATATTACTGAGACAGAGTGGACCGACTTGCTAAACGGCCAGGCAGAAGGAAAGCTGATTGCCTGCGGTGCTGACCTGCGCCCGTGCCTCACTGAACAGCCGTTACCTACAGCAGATGAACTTATCAGCCAGGCAGAAGACAAGCGCAGCAGTCTGAGAGCTGAGGCCGATATGATTATACAGCCCCTGCAGGATGCGAACGATTTAGGGATAGCGACAGATGATGAGGCAATCCAGCTTATTGCCTGGAAGAAATACCGCGTCATGGTGATGCGGGTTAACACAGAAGACGCTGGAAATATCATATGGCCTGAACAGCCCACAGGTCATAACTAAGCCACTTATTATTTTTATCAAGACTATGCGAAGTTATTAGCTTGAATCTATTGATAATTGAAAATTTTTAACCGCTTACGCTTGCGATTTAATCGTGCGTTATTAAAAATCATTGATGTCGTGTCATAGCCGGGCGCTCCTACCGTCCGGAATACTCAGAAAACTCGCGGGAATGCCTGATTTTCCCTGACATGATGTAGAGAGGTTAATAACAAACGAATGCTTAGGGCATTCCAATAGCTTCACCACATTTTCTACCTGTCCTTTTCATTGGGGGACAGGTATTTTTTTGAGCGACACTCAGGCATTGGTGCTAAATATATACTGCAAATAAATATATCCGGACCTTCTAAATGCCAGTTTTTCATGAGGATTTGATAGTTATATCTTACGAATTTCAGTCCTGTACTGACGGCGCAGGCTGACCTTAAGCAGGAAGAGTATTGTCCGAAACCGGACAGATTCAGGCCCGTGACGCATGACGAATTTCCGAAGGGGTACCACCATATAATTTCCTTACCTGCCTGCACTATCCCCGGATAGTGAGTCCGGGAATATGATTTGCTTATCTTTAAGCGGCCCTAACCTGATAACTTGTTTTTAATAGGGCTGTTATTCGGTCAGTACATGACCCTGATTTAATGATTTAAGCCTCCTTTCCACGCCGGCTCACTCTTCCTCCTTTACGCCCAGCCTCAACTGCTCTTTCCGGATCGTTTCTGAAATTACCGCCGCTGCTCTGACCGCCCTTGCGGCCTGCTTCTGAAGCCCGCTGCGGATTTTCTGCAAAATTACCTGCTCCACCACGACGTACTGTCATTATCTATACCCCATATTTTTGGGTAACATTAAAAGAGATTTAAATGTCGTGCAGGTTTGGATAAAAATCCAGAAAAAACAATAATATAATTTAGCATGAAAATTCACTTTATTGCTTGCCGTTTCGCTTTTTATGATATTTAATCCTTTCAGTATCAATATGCGCAGAGTTAAATTTGTACATAAGCGCCGAATTATGTATAGGTTTTTGCTGACATAGTTTTAAGAGTAATCTTAAAGGTCGGGAGGGTAGTAACAGAAGTCAAAGGTGAGTCATAAAGAGAAGACGATTTTTAGGGGCTATTTCATTAAGATAATGCTCACTTTAGTTAAAAATGGCATTAATGACGATTAGGGTAGTTGATTGTCAAAATTATCTTCTAAATTAATAACCATTGTTTCCCCTGTCTTTTCGACTTTCACTTCTGCAATTCGAGACCTGAACATAAATTAAATTCTCAATGAGAAAGGCCACTCTTACCTATGATGAACTACCCTCCGTAGCTGTGATTGAAACCATATCAGTTTATAACGTGAGGCCTTGGTCACATTTTGCTCGTCAGGTTTTATAAAAATGCCAACTCAAACCTGAGCTGGCGTGCTTCATTCAATTTGGTCTTACCGGCCATTCAATGCCAGGTGCCTTACTGGTATCAATCCGGCTGATTTCTACCCGGTATCGTTTCCACTCGGCCAGGCGGGCTTTCTCCGCATCTGTTGCAATACTGATATCAACAGCATCCTGCAGCGGCGCAATGATCCTGTTTGCCTCATCCATTTCACCCGCCAGCCTGCTGCTGGCAATCAGTTCTGCATTCTCTGCATCAGTTACCGGGGCAGTAAAGACGCCGTCACTGTAGCGATAATTTATATCTGGCTGTTCGGGCAGCGTGGTGATATCAACCCAAACCAGTGACGGGTGATAAAGTTTTTCAGGCTTCACATTCAGCGAGACTATTTCAGCAATGCGCTGATCTTCAATACGAGCATAAGTTTTCATCAGCTGAATTCCTCAATATAAATAACCCCGTCTGAACCGTAACTGCCAATGAAGGGATCGGAGCGGGTAGAGCCGCTACCGCCAGCGCCAAAGGCGTTTCTTTTGCCGGTTACTGTTCCTTCCCCGCTTCGGAA